GACGAATGGATAAAGGGCTTTGTCCGGTCAATCGCCAAGCACGGGAAGCGCGCCGCGTGGCGTCCCTCTGCCCGGCAAGAGCAGATCATGCGGCGGCTGGTGTCAGAGTTGGGCACGGCCACCGAACGTGATGTCGAGCTGATCGAGAGGTGAGAAAAAAAAGCCCGCCGGTGACACGGCGGGCCTATGCGGCAGTTGGCGTTCACGGGTTAGCCGGGGCTGACGCATCACAAGTGCTACCGGGTAACGGGCCACAGCACAAGGGCAGCTTAATCCGCGTCGTGCGGTCTCTCGAACTAAGCCCTAAGGCCCCACGCCACCCTCTAGGGCGTGAACATGTGAGAGCAAGACCGCGCCGAGGGAAAGGCAGGTCTGACCTAAGCGGCGGCCCGGCTCCGGTGAGCAGGCAAGATCGTAGCGGTCAGGGGCGGGAGGCGGGTTTTCAACCCCGCTGGAGTAACCCGCTTTCTGACCGTCACAGCAACCCTCACCAGTGAGCAGAGGGCAGAGAGAGCAACGATTGAACGAAGAGATACACGCGAGAGTGAACACGATGACCGAGGCGACAAAAAAAGAAAGATCATGGTGCAAGGCGGATGGCTCGATCATTCCGCCCGCGCCGCGTCGTTTCATTGATCAACAGGCCGACCTCTTCGCGCATGGTCCCAATGCCGCGACTTTGGCGAGTGTGGAGGACCGGTGTGGTGAGTTTTCAATTTACGCGCAGGACGCGGAACCGGACGCGGCCAGCCCGGCAGAGCGAGCTATGCAATTCATGCATAGCCTGCATATCCCCGAGGGTCCGAACTCTGGAAAACCCGTCACGCTTGCCCCGTTTCAGCGCCAATTCATCAAGGGCGCGATGGCTGACGACACCGCCAACGCCATTCTCAGCATCGGGCGCGGCAATGGAAAATCCGCGATCACGGCGGGCCTTGCGCTTGGCGGTCTGATTGGCGTCTGGGACCGCCAGCCCCGGCGCGAGATCATCGCAGCGGCGCGGACCCGCGATCAGGGGCGCATAATCTGGGATTTTGTGGCAGGATTCATTGCCAGCCTGCCCATGGAAATCAGGCGGCACTTCATTTTCCGGCGCGCCCCCCGGCTTGAAATCGAGTTTGAGGGCGACGGCGGCGGGCACGTTCTGCGGGTGATCGCGGCAGACGGTAAATCAGCCCTCGGCGGCGCGCCGACAATGGCGATCCTTGACGAGCGCGGGCACTGGGCGCTGGATCGCGGCGACGAGCTTGAACATGCCTTGCTGTCCGGCCTTGGCAAGCGTGACGGGCGCGCCTTCCTGATCAGCACATCGGCCAGCGACGACACGCACCCGTTTTCCCGGTGGATCGACGATCCGTCGCCCGGTTCCTACGTCCAGGAACACCGGCCAGCGCCCGGACTGCCCGCCGATGACACCGAAAGCCTGCTGATCGCCAACCCCGGCGCGCCTTATGGCATTGGCGGCTCGCTGGAATGGCTGGAAGCCCAGGCAAAGCGGGCGATGTCGCGGGGCGGTTCCAGCCTCACCAGTTTCCGCCTCTACAACCGCAATGAGCGCGTTTCTGGGGAATCGCGCGATCTGCTGATCACCCTTGACGAATGGCTTGGCTGCGAAACTTCGGCGCTTCCACCCCGAGAAGGCGGCGTTGTGATCGGGATCGACCTTGGCGGCTCGGCCTCCATGACGGCGGCGGCGTTCTACTGGCCCGCGACCGGGCGGCTGGAATGCCTTGGCACCTTCCCGTCAATTCCCAGCCTTCTGGATCGCGGCCAGACGGACGGCGTGGCCGGGCGTTATGTCGAAATGCATGACCGGGGGGAGCTTTCCGTTCTCGGCGACAAGACGGTGCCGGTCGCGCCGTGGCTGGCCGAGGTGATGCGCCATGTCGAGGGTCAGAACGTCATTGCGATAACAATGGACCGCTACAAGCAGGCCGAGCTTGGCGAAGCGATTGGCCGGGCGGGCATCCGCGCGCCGCTGGTCTGGCGCGGGCAGGGCTTTCGTGACGGCGGCGAGGATTGCGAGAGGTTCCGCCGCGCCGCCTTTGACGGGCTGGTGAAGGCCAGACCGTCGCTGCTGCTGCGATCGGCCTTCGCGGATGCGGTCTGTCTGCGCGATCCGGCGAACAACCTAAAACTGGCGAAAGCCCGCTCCACCGGTCGGATCGACGCGGCGGCGGCTTCTGTCCTTGCCGTGGCGCAAGGCGCGCGCATCGCGGCCAAACCCCAGACGAAAGCGAGGATGGCATGGTTTTGAACTCGGGAAGCCTCAACCGCCGCATTCAAATCCGGCGGGCGACGGGCACGCCGGACGGACACGGAAACTACGTCCAGAAATGGGCCGATCTTGGCGGACCCATATTCGCCAGGCGGCGCGACGTGTCCGATGCTGAACGCCTTAGCGCGGGCGTATGGGGCAATCGGCTTGTGACCCGCTTCATCATCCGGGCCACCGCATTCGGGCGCGGCATCGCCCGATATGACCGCCTTGTGCACGAGGGCGTGACCTTCGAGATCGACGGCATCAAGGAGGTTCCCGACAACCGGGGCTTCCTCGAAATCACCGCAAAAACGGGTGATATCTCATGAGCATCCGCAAGGAACATCACCGGCATTCCCGCAAGGTCACGCGCACGAAACGCTGGAAAGTGCTGCGCGCGGAGATCCTTGAACGCGACCGCTACCGCTGCACGGCCTGCGGCTGCGGCGGGCGGCTGGAAGTGGATCACGTCAAGCCGGTCCGGACGCATCCCGAGCTTTCCTATGACCCGCGCAACCTTCAGGCGCTTTGCCCCGGTTGCCACACCAGAAAGACAAGGATCGAGTGCGGTCATCCCCCGCCCCGAAAAGAGCGCCAGGACTGGCGCAAAGCAGTCGAGTCGCTTGAGCGTCACGACAACCACCCTGTTGAGCAGAAAGGATAAACCATGCTCGAATCAGTGAAGATCGCCCGGCGGCAAAGCGAAATCCGCCAGAACCTCGCCGAACTGGCGGGCAAGGAAACCCCGTCCGAGGATGAAATCCGCCAGATGGACACGCTGGATCGGGAATATCGTTCCAACGAAACCCGCTATCGCGCGGCGCTGATCGCCGAGGATACCGAGCGCCGGGACGCGGGCAGCGAGTTGGAAACCCGCACGGCACAGGAATGGGCCGACCTCATGGCCGGTTTCGAGTTGCGTCAGGTCGCGCTGTCTCTTGATGAGGGGCGGCAACTGGACGGCCACACGGCGGAAATCGTGTCCGAGTTGCGCGCCGCCGGCGGTTTCCGGGGCATCCCCGTGCCGTGGCAGGCGCTTGAAGTCCGGGCCGGTGAAACCGTCGCCAGCGGCACCCCGAACCCGATCAGAACCCGCCCGATCATCGACCGCCTGTTTCCCGACAGTGTGGCGGCGCGCATGGGCGCGCAGATGATCAGCATCGACGCGGGCGCGGTGGAATGGCCCGTGACCACCTCGGCGGTCACGGCGGGCTGGGCGGACGGCGAGACGGCCAACGTGGCCGGGCCGACCACCTATGCCACCACCGACCGGGCAATGTCGCCTGACCACAACATGGGCATTCAGATGCGCATCACCCGCAAGACCCTGAAACAGTCCGGCGCGGCGCTGGAACAGGCGGTGCGGCGCGATATGAGCGGGGCCATGGGTGCGGCCATGGATCAGGCGGCGTTCCTCGGCACCGGGGCCAACGGCCAGCCGCTTGGCGTCATCACGGGCGCGGCGACCTATGGCATCGCTTCCACCGCCGTTGCGGCGCTGGCGACCTGGGGCGCGTTCCGATCGGCTGTAACCCGGTTCATGGCCTCCAATGCCGCCGGATCGCCCGACGCGGTGCGGGCGCTGATCCGGCCCGAGCTTTGGGACTATCTGGACGGTGCCCTGATCACCGGCACGGCGGTTTCCGAATGGGACCGGCTGGTAAAGAACCTGCCCTCGGGAAACATCGCCATGACGAACAACGCGCTTGCCGCGCCGTCCGGCACCCCCGCGGCGACCTCGGCCCTGCTGACCACCGCGGCGGGCGGCGTGGCCCCTATCTTCATCGGCGCATGGGGCGCGGTGGACATGATCCGCGATCCCTACAGCGATGCACAGTCGGGCGGGCTGCGGATCACCGCCCTTGCCACCATGGACGTGACCGTTGCGCGCCCGGCCCAGCTTGAACTGCTGACCGGTCTGGAGCTTGGCTAATGCTTTGGGGCGCTCACATTGGCAGCCTTGAGCTGCGCACCGAGGGCGGGGAAACCCGCCTTCGGGCAACATTCCCGTATGGCCGGGAAACCGTGCTGGCCGAGCGTATGGGAATGGGCCGTGAGCGCCGCGAGGTGATCGCAGCCCGTGCTTTCGCGGACCGGATCGAGCGCGGCGAAGACGTGCACTTTCTGTCCGGCCATGACTTCAACAAGCCGCTGGCCTCACGTTCATCGGGCACCCTGACCCTGACCGAAACCGATGAGGCGCTGACCGTTGAAGCGACGATCAGCGCCGCCATGGGGCAGGTCAGCTATGTCCGGGATTTCCTTTCGGCCAATGCGGCCGGGCTGGTACGGGGGCTTTCCCCCGGTTTCCGTGTTCGCCCCGGTGGCGAGACGGTTGAAGAACGCGGCAATGCGATCTTGCGCATCATCAAGGCGGCGGACCTGATCGAGATCAGCGCCGTCACGAAACCCGCCTATCCGCAAGCCCAGATCGAGGCCCGGAACTGGCAACCCATCGGCGAGGTGGCCCGGCGCATGACGCACCGCCCCGCCGCAATCCGGTGGAGGTGACAATGCTTGGATGGCTGTTGAACAAGCTGCGACCGATCGAGGCGCGTTCCGCTGGCGGGGGATACACCGCGCAAGTGATGGCGGCGCGTGACAGCTTCATCAGCGGGCGGCGCGGCGTGGCCGAGCTTACCGCGACGGTTCAGAGTTGCGTCAGCCTGTGGGAAGGCGGGTTTGCGATTGCCGATGTGACCGGAACCGACCTGCTGACCCGGCAAACCATGGCGATGATCGCCCGAGGCATCGCGCTGAACGGCGAGGCGGTCTTTCTGGTCACGGATACGGGCCTTGTCCCGGCCACGGATTGGGACGTGACCACCCGCGACGGCAGGCCGCGCGCCTATCGCCTGTCTATCCCCGAGGCGGGCGGCGGGCGCACTGTCACCGCGCTTGCCGCCGAGGTTCTGCACCTGCGAATCGGATCTGACAACCTGACGCCATGGATCGGCACCGCGCCGCTGCGCCGGTCCAGCCTTACCGGCGGGATGCTCCATGCGGTCGAGTCGGCGCTTGCGGAGACGTTCGAGAATGCCCCGCTTGGCTCGCAGATCGTGCCCTTGCCCGACACGGGCGCGGACGACATGGCGACCATGCGCGGCGCGTTCAAGGGGCGGCGCGGTTCAACGCTGGTAATCGAAGGCGTGGCCCAGGCGACGGCGGCGGGCATGAACCCGACCATCGGCCAGAAGCCCGACCAGCTTTCGCCGGACCTGTCCAGAAGCATGACCGCCGAGACGCTTTCGGCGGCGCGCGAGGCGATCGGCATGGCCTATGGCGTTCTGCCGTCCTTCTTCAATCGCGCGGCCACCGGCCCCGTGATCCGCGAGGCGCAACGCCAGCTTGCAATCTGGACCTTGCAGCCGATCGCCGCGCTGCTGGCCGACGAGGCGACGGCCAAGCTCGGGGCCGAGGTGACGATCGACACGATCCGCCCCCTGCAAGCCTTCGACGCTGGCGGGCGCGCCCGTGCCCTGTCGGCGATCATCAAGACGCTGGCCGAGGCAAAAGACGCGGGCATCCCGCCAGGTGACGTGTCCGGCGCGATGCGCATGGTGGATTGGGAAAGGTAAAACAGCGTGGCACGGCATTGCCACGGCAAGGAATAGGGAGATCACCCCTGGGCTTCATGCGATTTGGCTAGCCAGCCCGAAGTGATCCCGTAAGTCAGTGAGTGGGAAAACCCTGACAGATCGCGGCCTAGGTTTCCTCCAAGGCGCGGCGATCAATCCCGGCGGTGGCGCAAACGAACACCCGCGCCGCCGCCGTTCTCTGCGATGAACTCAACCCCGGCGCTTTCAAGGGCGTCACGCAAGGCCGCAATCGTCCGTTCATACGGCTGCCGCCCCTCTTTCTCAAAGCTAACAATCGTCCGTTTTGCCACGCCCGAGGCTTCCGCCAAGCGATCTTGAGATATGGCCACAAGGGCACGGGCTGCGCGACATTGAGAGGGCGTCATATTTAACCTTGCAATAATAGGGCAACCTGATCTAAAGATGCAGTGTTGCCTTAATGGTGTAACCAAATCAGGAGACCCTGACAATGACCAATGAAACCGCACCGAATTGGCCTCTGAGCGACCGGATTAATCGCTTGGATTACGCGCTTTACCGCATCGAAGGCTCTATCGCCTGCATGAATATCCTGGCGGCAACCGAACTGCCACTGTCGGACGACATTCCTGCGGTAAGCGCCTTTCATTCGTGCCTTGCGGGCATGGAGGTATTTTTGGCTGACGCGCAGAAGGTGAGCGCCGAGATCAGCAAAATCGGCAAGGAATCGGCCCCTGATCGACCGGATTGATCGCATGAATATCTTCCGTGACATCCGTGCATGGAGGCATTTTTGGCTGACGCGCAACAGGTAAACGCCGAAATCAGCGAAATCAGCAAGGAATAGGCGCAAAAAATATGCTTGCACTATCCACCGAGCTAAGGCAGGAAATAATGCAAGCGTATTCATATTAGGTGATCGAATGGAACTGCTTACCCGCACATTCTCGGCAATGGAGGTTACGGAAATCACCGGCGTGACGAAGTATAACCTTCAAAGCTATTTGATCCGAGGGCACCTTTCGTTTGTAGGTGACGATATTGAGGGCGGGACCGTTCAGGGTAAGCGCCGTTCATTCTACTTTTTCACGGTAATGCAGATCGCATTGGCCAAGTCCCTGATTGATCTGGGAATGACGGCAAAATTGGCCTTTCACCATGTTTCCGAATTTGCACTTTCCGGCGGGGATCCATTCATGGGTGAGCCGGGCCGCTGGGCTGGCCTGCCTTACCATCACGATCATGGAGAGACGATCCTTGCCGTGAGTGGCGCGCGCAACTGTCTTGGGCGCTGGAAAGATGGTGAAGGCGACTTTTTCGGCGAAACCATGTCCGGCCTAAGTGAATCGAAAAGCGCCACCGATATCGAAGGCGCCGTTTTTGTCAACGTCAGCCGGGTTTTCAGGGTGGTCTGCGAACGCCTCGGGCTCGATCCGCATGAAGTCCTTGATGAAGCCTATGCAGACGGCTTCCCAGATCATGGCCCCGAGTGGCCCGACGCGGAGGGATAACTCATGTCCCGCCCGACCGCCCCTTCCATGCCAACCGAACGCCAAGTGAATGAGGCACACAGAGCGGTGACCGCGTTGTACCCAAAGGCGCGCATCAAATGCCTTGGGCCGGATGGCGTTCACTTCGACTATCCAGATCAAATTGATACTGAATCGGAATGGTCTGGGCGTCCCTTCTCGGCGGATAAACCATGAAGAAGATGCCCCACCTAAAAAGCCGCCAACGCCGGGGCCGATGGGCGCATTACTACCGCCGATTTGACCGTGCCAAAGGCAAAGAGGTTGAAATCAGCCTTGGCGTTCACGGCCTGCATCCCGCGGATCCGAAGGTTTTGGCGGCATGGGCGGCGGAACATGCACGGTGGCAAGATGCGCCGCCGGGAGTGGAAACCCCGAAATCCGAAACATTCGGATGGGCCCTCGACCTCTACACGTCCGGCAACGACAAATGGGCGAACTACTCATGCGAGACGAAGAAATCCCGCATGGCAATTTTTGTCAAATATCGGAATGCTCAAGGTGACAGACCGATCAGGACCATCACCAGTGATGTGATTGAGCGCGCGCTTTACGCCAAGGGCGGGCATGGTGCCGTGAACGAATACAAGGCGCTAAAGCCCGTCTTTGAGCACCTGCGCCGCTTGGGCTTCATCGCAAAGAACCCGATGGTAGGTATCGAGTTGGACAAGCCGAAGATCAAAGGCTTTCCCGTGGCCGATGCTGCGGACATTGCCGCGTTTCAAGAGCGTTGGCATATCGGAACCGTGCAAAGGCTGGTGTTCGATCTGGCCCTTTATACCGGGGCCGCGCGCGGCGATCTGGTCAATCTGGGACGCAAAAACATCAAGGGCGATCTGCTGGTGTACGATAGGCACAAAACCGGCGTGACTGCCCGCGTCCCGTTGACCCGCGAACTGCGCGCTGTGATCGCGCGCACCCCGGACATCGCGCCCGCGTTCATTCTTAGCACGTTTGGGCGTCCCTATGTGAAGGAAAGCCTTGGCAACCTGTTTGGCGACGCTGCCCGCGCCGCAGACATGATCGCGCGCCTTCATGGGCTTCGCAAAGCGTTCTGCTGCTATTGGGCAGAGCAGCCAAACATCACCACCCATCAGATCGCGGCGATGTCCGGTCACATGAGCTTGTCAGAGGTAGAGAGATACACCCGCGCAGCCGATCGGGCGCGCATGGTACAATTACTTGTGGGGGTCGCATGA